GACATTCGGCACCGGACATCCAGGTTTCATCCGCCAGCATGGCGGCAATTTCATCGGTGGTTTTTCCGGTTTTCTGCGCATAGGCTGGCAACAGTACCGATTCGACTTTATCCAGCAAATCGGCATAACTGCGCATATCCTCAGCATCCCCGCCACTGAATCCCCATGGCTTATGGATCATCATGAAGGCATTTTCCGGCATAATGACCGTATCACCGGCCATCGCAATCACAGATGCCATCGAGGCGGCAACGCCATCCACATACACGGTAATGGTCGCCCCCTGATTTTTCAGGGCATTAAAAATGGCGATGCCTTCAAAGACATCGCCACCCGGTGAATTGATATGGAGATTAATGTGGGTGATATCACCCAGTGCATTCAGTTCGCTGACAAACTGCTTCGCGGTAACTCCCCAGAAACCAATCTCGTCATAAATATAAATATCCGCGTCACCCGGCCCCCCAGCTTGCATCCTGAACCAGGATTTATTCTTCATGCTGGCTTTCGGTGTCGCGCTGATACTGTCGTTCAGTTCCGGCACTGTTGCCTCCTTTGTCGTTGACGGGGTCAGTATCAAAGACCAGCCCCAGTCTGCTGTTTTCATCAATTTCAGCCTTGCGGCGACGTTTGACCTCATCCGGATTGCGCCCACCGGCACGCACCCAGTCAGATTCTGTCGCTGCACCACCCCGGATCTGAATTCTCCAGGCTTCAGCTTCCTTAACCGGGTCGATCCACGGCATCACCGGACCGGAATACGTCGCGTTATATAGCGTTTTCATCTCCACATCCGCCGGAATTTTCAGCAGACCTGCCGCAACCACCATATTCAGCCATGTCCGGTACACCGGGCGGGTTACCGCGCCAATAAAACAGTCCTGCAGGATCAGGTAACCATCCGTGGACTCGACCAGCTCCTGCCGCTGGGCGCTGTAGGTGCCGTTATAGTTACGCGCCGCACTGGAAAAACTCAGACGACTGCCTGCTGCCACTGCACGCAACTGGCCGTTGCGGAAAGTTTCAAGGTTGGGATTGGGACGGTCAGATTTGACCATGCCGATATCCTCGCCCTTGCGCAAATCGTCATAAATAATACCCGGGGTGATATGGACTTCCCGCTCGGTCTCTTTGATCCCCGGATCTTCATAGTCCTGTCCGTCACCTTTACGGATATACAGTCCCAGCGCCGCAGCAATACGCGCCGCTGTCAGTTCCGCATCCTCATACTCCTTAAGGGCACTGATCCGCATCAGCACCCCCGATAACATGGATGAGCCTCGCGTCTGATGCAGACGACGAGTGAACTTCAGGTGGATCATTTTTCCGGCAGCGATTTCTTTCGTATCACTCTGCCGGCCGCTGACCGGATAATTTTTATAAACCAGATATTTTTTCGGTCTTCCCCACTCATCAAGAAAAACCCCCTGATTCAGTCCGGCGGATTCATCAGTGCGCATGGGAACAAAATCCGGCTCCATCGCCTCAAGCCAGAATGGCACTCCCGCCGTCCGTTCCAGACCGTTTCCCGCACCACTGACCATCTGCGCAAACACTTCACCATCCCGCAGCCAGGTCCGCAGCAGTAAACGTTCAAGCACAGGACGGGTATACTGCCCTGTCACATCCGGACTCACGGACCATTCAGCCCACAAACGGCGGATATCCGCAGCCAGCTCAGCCGCCATTTCCCCGTTTTTTCGTAATGGCTGAGGCTCCACAATAATTCCCCTGGCACCAATCACCCGCTCTTCCAGCTTGTCAAACACACCAATCACCAGGTCATGATTGATATCCAGAAAACGGGCCTGCTCCCGCAGGGAAACCGCACCGTATTTACTGAGCTGATCAGCAGAGCGATTTTCCCGCCGGGCTTTATGTGTCCGGGTCGGTTTCACCGCCTCATAGGCCATGATTAACGCCCTTGAACGCAGTCTGGCTGCTTTCCACCCGGGGGAAAACACGCCGATCACATCATCAATAATTGCCATTAAAACCTCGCCAGTTTAAATCCCGGTTTTCCCCGCCTGCGGCTCACCATCGCGGCAAGCCTGCGTTCCCACTCCTGACGTCCGGCGCGGATCTGAGAAAGGCTTTCCAGCGTCAGTTGCTGCCCGTTGAAGGTGACAGACTTTCCCTCCAGTACGGCCATTTCCGCTTCACGGTACCGCTGTATCATTTCTCTGGCTTCTTCTGTGCTCACAACCAGCCTCCTGATGTTATCCATGGATTATCTTCCGCACGCTCCGTCCACAGTTTTTTCTTCCGGCGACGGCGTTTTTCTGCCCCGGCCGTCAGTTCCGGGGATACCGTTTCACCAGAACGCTCCTGCGGGAAGACGAGCCACGTTTCCCGCTGTGCCCAGTCCGGTGCGGAGGGCCAGCGGATCTTTTCGTAACCATGCAGAACGGCAAGCGCATCCGCATAAACCAGCAGGTCAAACGCTTCGTTAGCGCCCCTGCCCGGTTTTCGCCATTTTCCGTCACTGCCGCGCTCTTCATAGGTCAGCTCATCGTAAAACCACCGCCCCAGCCAGTCGGGAAAGTGGATATAGTTCGGCCCTGGTGTGTCACGCCACAGGGCATTATTTACACGATCCTTAAACGCATCCGTCTGAACCAGCCACAGCGCGACATCGCCACTGGCTCTGGCACGGCGGGCACTTCTGCCGGTATTATCCGGGAAGGTTCGGTTAATCAGCCTGTCACGGCGAAGTCCATCCCCCTTGAACAGAAACCCCCTGTTGCCCAGTCCGTCACTCCGGCAACGACGCCAGAAACGATAGGCGTTATCTGTCACCCCGGCTTCCCCTCCCGTATCCACCGCCATGGCCATCAGACGCATGCGCACATCCGGATCAGAAGCCAGCGGCCATGTTTTATGGAACACATCCGTCAGCAACAAATCCCAGTCCTCCGGATATGCCGCCGGATCAACCGGCAGACTTTCACCGTTGGGACTGCAGCGCAGTGAATGCCGGATGTTGTAGCGATCAACAATCCAGCGTTCCCCCTGCTCTCCGTATCCGGTGATCTGCACAACAAAACGGCGATTTTTACCGCCCTGTACGTCAACCGTTGCCTCAATAAAACGCACACCATCCGGCACAGATCGCCGGGGAAACGGCTCGGCACGCTGTTCAAGCAGTTCACTTTTACGCTGTTCCGTGGCTGAACGGGGCAGATAGGGTCGTCCGATATCGGTGTTCACCACCGCTTTCAGGGTCTCTTCACTGCCGGTTCGCTCATACTCTTCTTCTGCCGCCAGCAGTTTAAAAATCAGTTGTTCCCAGGTCTGAAACGCCGCAGCTGGCCCCTCCATCCAAAATGACGCAATCCGGGAGTTTCGTGGCGTTCCGGTGATACTGCCGTCCGCCGCCGCCCGTTCACCTTCACGAAGCCAGATCCCCTGGTTATTCAGTTCGCGTTTCTGCTCAGGGGCAATCAGCCCGCGACAATGCGGACACATCAGACGGGCAGCCTGACCGGCAGCCACAAAATCCGGGTTATTCCGGTATCCGGTCATGTTATCCATCACCGGCTGAAAATATTCCCCGCAGTGCGGACACGGCCAGTACCACCGGCGGCGGTCTCCCCGGTTATACAGTGACAGGATCCCCGTTGTTGGCGGTGCCTCATGTGCGCCACCACAACGCCATTTGGTATCGGTGATATCCCGCCCCGGTGAACTCTCGACCAGGGTCATCCCCGAGGACATAAAGGTGGTGGTACGCTTTGAGGCCAGCGTGAAGGCATCCCCTTCCCCGTCCACGTTTTCAGGGAAACGGTCATAATCCGTCAGCGCCACACGACGGTAATCCGAAGAGGAAAAGACGGTGATCGACGGCCAGCCAATCTTCAGGAAGGAGCCGTCAAGAAACATTTTATCGTGGACGTTGTTGTCATTACGGGAAGGACTGAGGCGCTTGCTGACCTCCGGACTGTGGCGAAACGTCCTGGAAAGACGCGTTCTGGAATGCTCACGCGCCTTCGTCTCAGTCATCTGCACCACCAGCATATCCGCCGGATCACAGATGATGCCGTACACAATCCAGCCATCAATCAGCCCTTCGGTTTTCCCGGTTCGCGCAGGTCCCACAAACACCACCGCGTCATATTCACGGGCTGATAATGTATTAATGGGGTCAATCATATAGGGCGTCAGCGATGACTCCCACGGACCGGAAGTATTGGCTCCCCGTGGAACCCGCATATAACGCCTGATGGCTTCCGCTACTGGTAACCGGCTGGGTGGGCGAAACAGCGAGGCCACTTCGCGCCAGATATCGGATGCGCGGCTATGGCTCTCGTTCACCTGATTCACATATCGGCCTCATCACAACAGTCAATGACTGCCTTTTCCAGTGTGTCGCGGATCTCATCAACCACAATCTGTACTTCATTCAGTTGTGATGCGGTCCACCCCCTGTCCCTCTCCAGCCGGTCAGGCCAGGTTTCCAGTACCTGAACTATCGCTTTCACCACGACAGAAAAGGACCGCCTGACATCACTGACTGGCACAAGCTGAACAGTTTCATGCTGAAATTTAAGACGCTCGCGCTCGGACTGATACCATGCCTTACGAGCGTGAGGATCCATATCCTCATCTTCGGAAGATGGTGGTTTTTCCAGCAACGAAGTTATCAAATCCGTCAGGAGATACAGTTTTTTCTTTTCATTACTGCCTGGTGCAAGAGGAACATCCGCCATTCTGGCGGCAACAGTCTGCCGGTGCAGACCTGAAAGGGCTGCCAGTTGATTAATATTTAACTTCATATTTTTCAGCTCGCCGTCCATTTACATCCCTCCACATAAACCGCAGAACAGAAGTGACTCTGTTTTTTTGTAAAGAAATGCCGCCATATAAAGATGTCGAACAAAAAACAACCACAATCATCATCTTTTTAATACTAACAGCATTAAAAACAACAAGTTACCATCATGATGATGATGACGATAAAATCACAAAAATGCGCCTTTTTCCGCGCCCGCCCGCCCCGTGTTCAGGCCCACCCCACCAGGAGGACCCGCAAAAACGATAATGGTTATCATTTGCAACAAAATCCAGTTTCTTCCACCATCGCACCGGACTGGCGACTATGAGGGGACAACACCGCGCTCCGTTAACGCGGTAAACCCCGGTGTGTATCGTTTTTGATTATCCCCGCACACTCTCGCAGAGGAGTCTCCCTGTCGGGCTGCGGTCTCTGTTAATGCAGGAATACGGCGACAATACCGCGCATGAATAATAAGGTCGCTCAACACACTGGCTGTAATGCAGCGGATACCATGCGGCATTTAGCGGCATTCATCGTACACTCAACGGTTAGCTCTTCATTCGTGGCATTCACCTGAAAGGTCCTGGAGTGTAATTGCGTACATTTACCACTGAACGAACCTTCAACAAGAACACGACCACGCTGCAAAATACGGAACGGAATTGTTCCCTGAAAAGGCTTTACGGTTACCAATAATTTCTTCATGCATTCTCCGAATAACAAAAATACTAGTTAATACACTGAGTGCGGATATATTCCTGAAGCATTCTCAATGCTGCCTGGTCGCTGATGATTCCGTCTCTGATACCGAGAACGTTTCGTCCAGCAACCGGAGAGAGTTCGACGGCGGCATCATTGCCCACGCCGGAGGTGCCGGTGGCTTCACGCACGGTACCGGAGCAGGTGGCGTTGATCCGCAGGCGCTTACGACCAGCGGCAACATCAGCACGCAGAGTTTCATTTTCAGCTCTCGCATCGGCTAACTCCCTCGAGTATTTTGCATCAAGTGCAGCGACATCACGCTGGCGTATCTGCATATCAGTAATTGTCGCGTTCGCCAGCTTCAGCTCACTGGCTTTTTTATCGCGTTGCGCTTTGTAGGTAATGGCGTTATCGCGGTAATGATTCAGCCCCAGACTAAGCACACCACAGGCTACCAGCAGGACAATAATCACCACACACAGAA